TTTCTACCAATATTATATTTGGTAACCAGTTCCCAATCGCATTTTTCCTTGTATGAGATAATTTTTATGTGGCTCATTGGGGCGTGATTCTCATGTATTTCTTGGCTCATGATTTCTAACAGACCCCAGTCCGAAAGAAGTTTAGCGATTGTATTTCTACGCTCAAGGTCAGCGTCTTCAAAGTCAGCATCCTTGCCGTCAAGGGCAAAAAGTTCTTTAAAGTGTGTGATAAAATATCTACCTTGTTTGTGTAGAATATGGCAGGATTGATAAAGGACTTTTTCTTTACGAGAAGCCACGCCGATGCGTGAAAGGGTTTCTCTTATCTTGAGAAAGTCATCTGAATTTTTTAGTTTGATTTCCAATGGGGCATAACCAGGATAATCAATATTGAAGAAATCGACACTCATATTATTGCTCTTATAATGTAATTCTAATAATTATTTATAAGATGCTATTTTTTGCCGCCCTTGTTTAGCCTTTGCTTAATACTTTCCAAGTCATCCTGTGACAAAATGCGTAATGCTTCTTGTGCCTTTGTATTTCCATAGCCAAAATATTCTTTTACGATCTCGATGTTCTCTTCCTTTTCAGGCTTTAGCCATTTATTAAAACGCTTCTTTTTTCGGACGAGATTAATTAGGAAATCATATTGCATTTTGTTTGCAATGTGTGGACGAGAGTTCATTTCATTAGCCGCGATTACTGTGTCGGGACCATAACTCATAGCCTTGTTTACAATAAAAGGATTGTATTGTTTTTCAGACCAGTCATCTACAATAAGAGATTCTTTTGTGTAGTAGATGCTGTTAGCAAAGTCAAACGGACTTATAGCTTTTTTCTTTTCCTTAAAGTCTTCCTCAGTATGTTCTTCTTTAGGAGGACCTAGTTCTTCTAGGAAGCCACTCATTCTTTGAACTCAATGTTCGCCATAATTTCAGTGAGGCAAGCCGTCAGATTAATCTCTTGATCTGCAACAAAAGCCGCTTTGTATTGATAATCAGCAACCAAGAGAACAAGTTGAGGGACCTGTTTTACTTTGTCTATCAGTGTATCATATACCTTACGATACACAGCCTGAGGGTCACTATCTACGTTAGATGCAACCCATTGACGCATCTTCTTCCAGTCTTTGTCACGCAGAGCATCAATAAGGGCCTTTGTATTGATCTCTGACAAGTTACTAAGTATGCCTTCATCAATAACCCCACCAACGCTGTATCGTTGCAATTCATTTAGAACACGCCTATAATCAGGAAAGTGTTTCATCAATAGTTCTGCAAGGACTTTGTTATTGTATTCTACACCCTCATCTTGTAAAATCTCCATCATGCGTCTGTGAAATTTTGTAGCCATCTTTTTCTTCTGACCATTCACTAACTTAAAGTCCACCACAGTAGTTCGACTATGCAATGGAGCAATGATACGATTCTTAAAATTACAAGTGAAAATAAACCTACAGTTTTTAGAGAACTCCTCAATGAAAGCCCTCAGTGCAGGTTGTGTAGAATTAGGATTTAGATAATCTGCCTCGTCAAGAATAACAACCTTAGGCTTGCCTTCAAAAGATACAGTGCTGGCAAAGTTCTTTATCTTAGTTCTCAGGACATCAATACCAGACTCTTCGGAACCATTAATGACAATGTAATCACATCCTAGTTCAGTACACAGTGCGCGGGCAACAGTAGTTTTACCTGTGCCAGCGGTTCCACATAATAACATGTTAGGAATCTCACCAGATGCTACAAACTTTTTGAAAACATCAACAGTCGCCTCAGGAAGAATACACTCATCAAGTGTTTTCGGACGATACTTTTCGACCCACAGAAACTCTGTGTCAGCCATAATTCACCTCATACATAATATAAAAGTAGATATTAACCCATTTTAACTTTGGAGTCAACACCTTCTTCCAAGTTTAGGGAGAGTTGAACACCCCCTGATTGCCAATCCTCACCCTTCAAAAATGCAAGAATATTTTGTGGTGACGAAACACCATAAGGGTCATCGGAAATATTACTACCAAAGCCTGGCTCGATAAATGTTTGTTCAACATTCATTTCCTCACCGACAATAACAGCATAACGCCATGAACGCATACCAAAGCCAAGATTATCTTTCTTAACATCCATGTCCATAGCGGCAGTAAAAATACCTGAACCATCAGGAATAACTTTTACATTTTCAAGACCCTGATCCTTTGCCCATGCGTTCATTACAAAAGCATCATTTACTGATAAACAATAAATTTGGTCAATACCCTGTTCCTGAAACTCAGGAAAAAGTTTTTCAAAGTCAGGGAGTTGATATGTAGAACATGTGGGTGTAAAGGCACCAGGTAGTGAAAACAGGATGCTACGTTTACCATAAAACAAATCCTGTGTTGTTACAACTTTCCATGTAAATGGATTATCACCCTCGATACTGTCATCTCGAACACGAGTCTGAAACATAACATTGGGCAATCTGGTTGCGAAAGGGGGCATTTTTTTCTCCTAAATTACAGAGCTAGGTTCAAGTGCTAGCCAATACTGCAAATCGTTAGATTTATTTGTCAAGTGCATAAACTTCTTTTGACTAAGAGTCACAGAATAATCACCTGGAATAACTTTAAAGTTTTCAATTGCAAGACGACAATCAAACTCAAGACTACTTTCACCAATTACATGCCGGAAAGTATTACTACGAGGAGTTGCCGGGTCACCTACTGAAAGTGTTACCTTGCCATCTTTTGCAACCACACTAAGCATAGGGGCGGCGACAACCGAGGCAGCTTTCATAATCATACCCACTTCATTTTCAGTAAGTTCAAATGAATAGTGTTTATCAACTTCAATAGTTTTGTCGGGGGCGGAAACAATGATGCTAGGATCTGCATAGTAATATTCAAACTGACTACGCTCCTTACTAATTGTAATGCTTTCATCACCAAACTCTACATCTGTATCTTCCATAAGAGTCAGCAATGCCAACAAACTATTCAAATCATAAATTGCAAACTCGCGGTCAAATGTTTCTTTAACAGTAGTTCGAGAAAAAATATTCTTGCCTGTGGAAATAGTAGCGAGAGTGCTACCTTCTCGGACAAGAATATTTGTGTTAATGCTGGCATAATTTTTCAAGACGTCCAGCGTATCTTTAGAAATCTTCATAATGAATCCTCACGTTGTAATAATCATAATATAGTTTTTAATTTAGTAAAAGTCAAACGGCTAGATGACCAATTACTCATTAAGAAATCCCGAATGAGAACCATCATCATCCTCTTCGTTTCCGAACCAAATAGACAAGCCGTTATCCGTAGTATTTAAAGTCCGCATTGCGGCTGTTGATTGAGTCCAAGCATCCTCAGCTCGCAAGTCGATTAACCAATTGTCTCTATCCCCTGTTGTCGGAAACTGCAACAAAATATTTTTGGCTAAACCATCCTCAGAAAGCGAGACAGAAAGGGTGCAATTTCTACGTCCGTTTTGTGCCCAGGTCATTACTGTATTCCCAAGTGTATTTGTTGTGGTATCAGTTTCACCAGGCCATTGATCTGTCAAAGAACTTCTTGATGTTCTAATTTTTATATTGGGCATTTGTAATCTCCAAGTTTACTTTATTTATAAAGGAAAGGGCGGCGGTATTGAGGAGAGGAGTTAGAGTTATACCGCCGCCCAAACTTTATTGCTCCTTGTCGTGGACATAAAGAGCAATCAACGCATAGTGTAGAACCTTCATAAGATCCTTACGATTGTATCCTTCTTTTTTACCATAGCGTTGAGCGTATTTCATAATGTTGCCAATGCAAAAACCTTTGCCATGACCACCATCAATAATAAATTCTGTAGCCTGAAACTGATTCGTTGAGTAATGCTCACCATATGTGGCATCGACATACTCTAGAAGGTCGGCAACAAGCCGACCCTCATTGTATTTGTAATCTATTTTAGAAGTCACTAACTTCCTCCGTTTCATTATCTTCTAGAGCAACGCCACTGTCTACCTTAGTATATAGTTCAAGGAAGGCAGTTTTTGTATCTTCATCAAACCGATTAACGCAAAGTTCTATAGCCTTCATACGGTTGTCAAACATTGCGTAGGCATTGACAATGTGTTCCAGGCGCCGTGTGCTGACGAGCTCTTCGATAGCACCCTCGTAAAACGTTTTACGAATAACCTCAGCCCATGTAACCAACTTGTCAGCAAAGTCCTCATCAACCTTATTGACCTTACCCATTTTACCCAGGATAATTTTCTTTTCCTGTGAGGCTGAAGGATAAGCCTGCTCAACTGTAATTGCAAAACGCTCTAGGAAAGCCTCGTCAAGAATCTGTGCTGACATAAACTTACCATCATCTGAGCCACGACCTTTTGTATTAGCCGTTGCAATAATGTTAAAGCCAGGAGCAGGCGTAACAACCTCACCTGTCTTTTTGTTGAAGTAAGGCTTACCCTCGAGGATAGCTTGCAGACACATCAGTTTGTTAGAACCACGGTCAAGCTCGTCAAGGATAAGGACTGCACCTCGTTTCATTGCAGTGAGGACAGGACCTTCGCGGTAAACAACGTTACCATCGACCAGTGTATTACCACCTATCAGGTCATCCTCATCTGTCTCAATCGAGATGTTTACACGGATAGCCTCACGATTCAACTTTGCACAAGTCTGTTCTACCATTGTAGTCTTGCCGTTACCTGACAAGCCTGAAATAAATGTAGGATAGAAAATCCCGGACTTGAT